CCTTTACGCAATATATTATTTGGTATTTTATAGGGTCGATTTCTTAACTGTTCGATTGTCATTTTTTCCATTTTGTTTTTTCCTTTTTTTGTTTTTTATTATCTTATTTATTTTTTACTTTCTTTAAATTGACAAGTTGTCGCATTATAAAGTTTCTGTAACAACTTCGACAGAATATCCCATTGTTTTAATTTCCTGGATCTCTTCCCTGTCAAAAGTTCTTTTTCTCATTAATCTTGAAAATGAAGTTGAAATTTTGCATTTTGGATAAATTCGTTCAACGCCATAAACATTTTTTATAGATACTTTGATTTCCATTATTCACCACCCTCTGTTAATTCCTCTATTAAATCTTCAACATGAGATTGAACATCATAAATTTTTTTATAAATATCATCATATTTTTCATCGGCATGATATTCTTGAAAACCTTTATCACTTTGAAGATTTTCTATTTCAGTTTGTACAAATTTTAAATTGTCCAAAAATCGTTTTGTTTTACTATCCATTTGTTTTTTTTCCTTTACTGTTTAATTTAACTTATAAGGGTAACTTAAAGATCTAATTTAAAAATAGAATATGACAGATTGACGCATAATAATTGTGGCTAAATTGTGGCGCAGCTCAATTGTTTATTGGTTTAGGAATTGGAATTAAAAATAGAAATAATTCACTATCCAAACATTAAGCAATCTTTTTTCTGTTTACGCATTATGACCAACGGATCTAAAAATTTCTGATAATTAATCGTTATCAGAAAATCCTTATAAAATAGATAGTGATATATTTTTGTTATCAATAGTAATGATACTTATATCCACCTTTTTTACTATTTACTTGCACATTATTATCATTCTAAACTACCCCCTATACCCCAGATTTTACCTGCGATGTTATACATATATATACATGGATAATTTCAACAGACACACAGACACCTAGCCAGTTATACACAAACACTTTTTTGTTTTATTTTTTTTTAAATCCACTACATATGGTATATGGCTTATCTAGACACAGACGATTTTGATTGTATTGCTTTTATAGATGAGAAAACTAATTCAGTAACAGTTAAATTTATTGGTATTCCTAATAAAGAATCTGCAAATTTGTTTATAAACTATGTCATGGTAACACTAGGTGTTGATTATCAACCACTAGATCATGGTGATAGATCCAATATGATACACTAATGAATATTAAAATACCTTACACACCAAGGAAGCATCAAGCATATTTACATAAACAGATTAACAATCATAGATGGAGTGTGCTAGTTTGCCACAGAAGGTTCGGTAAAACAGTATGCATGATCAACCATTTAATCAAATCTGCATTAATGTGTCCACATAAGAACCCAAGATTTGCATACATAGCTCCTACATTCAAGCAAGCTAAAAGCATTGCTTGGGATTACATGAAACAGTTTACTGATAAAATCCCATCAACAAAGTTCAATGAAACAGAATTAAGAGTAGATCTGCCAAATGGTGCTAGGATTACATTACTGGGAGCAGAAAACTCTGATGGATTGAGAGGTATCTACCTGGATGGCTGCGTTATAGATGAGTACGCAAACATAGATGGAAAGCTATTTGCAGAGATAATTAGACCAGCTCTATCAGATCGTAAAGGCTACTGTGTCTTTATTGGTACACCTGCAGGAATGAATAATAACTTCTATGATCTATACCAACACGCAAATGGTGCAGAAGATTGGTTTAACTACAAAGCTAAAGCAAGTGAAACAAAGATAGTTGACCAGGAAGAGTTAGATAAAGCAAAAGAAGTTATGGGTGAGAAGAAGTACCTGCAAGAATTTGAGTGCGATTGGATAGCCAATATAGAAGGTGCAATCTATGGAGAAGAAATATCTAAACTAGATGATAAGAAACAACTAGCTAGAGTTCCCTACGATCCTACTTTGCCTGTCTCAACTGCTTGGGATCTCGGTGTCGCAGACCACAGTAGTATTATATTTTTTCAACAAAAAGGTACGGCAGTACAGATAATAGATTACCATGAAGAAAGAGGTCATGGCTTACCTCACTATATTCAGATGCTAAACGAAAAACCTTACATCTACAAAGATCACTTTGCTCCACACGACATTGATGTACAAGAGTTCGGCAATGGCAAAACCAGAAGAGAGATTGCATATCAGTTAGGAGTTAGGTTTAAGGTAGTACCGAAGCTACCAGTAGAAGAAGGTATTCATGCAGTAACAATGTTGTTGAATAGATGTTGGTTTGATACAGACCATTGCAAAAAGTTAATAGATGCGTTAAGACATTACCACAGGAAGTATGTAGACAAATCAAGAATGTTTAGATCTAAACCTGTGCATGATTGGAGTAGTCATGCTTGCGATGCGATGAGGTATCTAGCAGTAGGTTTACAAGAATTAAATACTAGACAAACTGCGCCACAAAGTGTAGCAGATAATAACTATAGGATTATATAATTATGGGTTCAATATTTAAACCAAAAATGCCAGCATTGCCACCACCTCCAGCTCCTGTTGAGCCACCAGAGCCAGAAATTTCTCCAGAGGAACAAGCAAAGATTGACAAGGAACAAGCTGCAATTGAAAGAAGAAGAAGAGGTAGAAAGTCTACAATACTTACTGGACCATTAGGTATACAGGAAGATAAGGAAGAAAAACTAAAAACTTTATTAGGAGATTAATATGTTAGATAAAATTAAAAAAGCTATCAAGAAAATGAAACCTACTGCAAAGAAAGAAGAACCAAAATTTAATAACATGAATGATTTACAAAATGGTATAGCAGTAAACAGAGAATCTAAATCTGAAACTAAATCTGATACTAAATCATCTTTAACTTTCGGAAAGTAAATGGCAGGAAGAGACTATTCAACAATAGGTGCGTCATCTAATAAAAAAGAAAGCTATAGTACATCTCATGCTTTTTCTTCTGGTAATAGTGGAGCAAAAAAAACATCAACATCATTTAATGGTGGGGGTGGAACTAATAATAGAGAAAATTATAGAACTACAACTTATACAACAACAAAAGTTTCTGCTGCAACAAAAAGAAGAAATGAACTAGCATTAAAAGTTGCTAAAGAAAAAAAAGATGCTCAAGCATTTAAAGATTATTCATATCAACCACCTACAGGTTTAGCAAGATTTTCACCTCTTGCTCAAGGTTTACATATTACAGGTTTAGGTAAAAAAGGATTTGAAGTAAATAAATCTTACTATGAAAGAAATGTTATTGGAAAAGCAAAACCAGGTGGTGGATTTTATGGTGCATCTATAGATGATTATAAAGGTTATATGCAAGGAAGAGGATCTGGTACAGTTGATGCAATGGGAAGAACAATTAATAATCGTGATGAAGGTAGTGGATCATACATAGTTGAAAAAAATATTGGTGGAAGAACTTTACTTACAACAACACCAACTACTGCAGAAGTTTCACAAAGCAAAGCAGCACAAGCAGAAGATAGTATTGAATTAAAAAAAAGAAGAGTTAAAGCAAAAGGAAGATCACCAACAATCATGACAGGAGTTACTGGCGCAACTGGTGGCTTGACTTTAGGTAAACCAAGTTTATTAGGAATGTAATATGGCACAATCAGAAAAAGCAAAAATTTTATTATCAAGATTTGACAGACTAAAAACTCAAAGACAAAATTGGGAAAGTCATTGGCAAGAAGTTGCAGACTATATGCAACCAAGAAAAGCAGATGTAACAAAGTCAAGATCTAAAGGTGATAAAAGAACAGAACTTATTTTTGATGGTTCACCATTACAATCAGTAGAACTATTATCAGCATCACTTCATGGTATGCTAACTAATCCATCAACACCTTGGTTCTCTTTAAAATTTAAAGATCAAGGAATGGAAGGAGAAGATGAAGCTAAAGCATGGTTAGAATCTGCTACTGAAGTTATGTACTCTGCATTCAATCAATCAAACTTCCAACAAGAAATTTTTGAATTGTATCATGATCTAATTACATTTGGAACTGCTGCAATGTTTATAGAAGAAGATGATGAAGATAATTTAAAATTTTCTACAAGACACATTAATGAAATTTATATTTCAGAAAATGATAAAGGAAGAATCGATACAGTATTTAGAAAGTTTAGAATATCTGCAAGAGCTGCAATACAAAAGTTTGGTAATGTATCAACTCACATTGCAGTTACAGCAAAGAAGGATCCTTACGAAGAAGTAGATATACTTCACGCAGTTTATCCTAGATCAGATTTTAATCCTGCAAAACAAGATAAAGAAAATATGCCTTTTGAATCTATTTACATGGATGCAGATAGTGGTGATGAATTATCTGTTTCTGGATTTAAAGAGTTTCCTTTTGTAGTACCTAGATACTTAAAAGCATCACACGAAATCTATGGTAGATCTCCTGCAATGACAGCTTTGCCAGATGTTAAGATGCTAAATGAAATGTCAAAAACTATAATCAAGTCTGCGCAGAAACAAGTTGATCCACCTTTACTTGTTCCAGATGATGGTTTTATGTTACCTGTAAGAACAGTACCTGGTGGTTTAAATTTTTACAGAGCAGGAACTAGAGATAGAATTGAACCTCTAAACATTGGTGCAAACAATACACTAGGTTTAAACATGGAAGAGCAAAGAAGAAACTCAATTAGAAATGCTTTCTATGTAAATCAATTAATGATGCAAGATGGTCCACAAATGACGGCAACAGAAGTTATACAAAGAAACGAAGAGAAGATGAGATTGCTTGGACCAGTTCTTGGTAGACTTCAATCTGAATTATTAAAACCATTAATCGATAGAGCATTTGCAATTTTAATGAGAAGAAATTTATTTGCACAAGCACCAGACTTTTTATCTGGTCAAGACATTGAGATTGAATATGTATCACCATTAGCTAAAGCACAAAAATCTACAGAACTTTCATCTATCATGAGAGCAATAGAAATTATGGGTAGCTTATCAAATGTTGCTCCAGTATTTGATCATATCAATATGGATAAATTAGTTAGACATCTAACTAGCATTGTTGGTGTACCTCAAAAAATATTAAAACCACAATCTGAATTAGATGCAGAAAGACAGGCGCAAGCACAACAACAAGAACAAATGCAACAGATGCAACAAGTACAACAATTAGCAGAAGCAGGAGGAAAAGTAGCACCATTAGCAAAAGCATTGCCAGAAGAAGCGCAAGCAGTAGCTAATGCAGATGTTGAGTAGTATGCAATCAGAAAAACAAATGGAAAGTTTCATAAAGAAACTAAAAGATAACTATCAATATATTTTTAACACAGACGAAGGCAAAGAAGTTTTGTCTGATTTAGAAAAAAGATGTCATTATCATTCTACCACAAATGTAAAAGGTGATAGTCATGAAAGTGCATATATGGAAGGTCAACGCAGCGTTCTTCTATTTATAAAACAAATGCTGCAAAAGGAGAATAAGAATGTCAAGTGAACAGATAACACAAACTGATGTGCCTGTAGAAGAGACAACAACTACTACAGACACTCCTCAAGTAACACAACAACCAGTTACTTCAACAACAGCAGAACAACCAACTGTTGCTAAATCTTGGAAAGAAACAATCTCGGAAGAGTTTAGAAACGATCCTAACATTTCTAAATTTACTGAAATAGATGCGCTAGCTAAAAGTTATATCAACGCAACTAGAATGATTGGTCAAGATAAAGTTGCAGTACCAAATGAAAACTCAACAGATGATCAATGGCAAGAAGTTTATGGAAAACTAGGTAGACCAGAATCTCCAGATAAATATAAACTAGAAGTACAATCTGAAACAGCTCCATTAGATGATACTGCAATAAAACAATTTGCAGAGAATGCTCATCAACTTGGTTTAAATAATAAACAAGCGCAAGGTATTCTAGAGTTCTACAAAAATTCTATGGAAGGTTCTATTCAACAAGCAAGAGTAGATACTGAAACTGCTCAAGCAAATGCAGAACAAGAACTTCGTAAAGAGTGGGGTAGATCTTATGATGAGAATATAAAAAAAGCTGGTGCTATTGCTAAAGCAAACATGAGTGAAGATATTCTTAACATGGAACTAAAAGATGGTACTCGTATTGGAGATCATCCTTCTGTGATTAAAGGTTTTGCAAGCATTGCTAATCTAATGTCAGAAGATAAATTAGTAAGTACAGAAAGTGAGAATGTTGATAGAGGTACAGATTATGAAGCCGAAATCAGTAAACTTGTTAATGATAGGGATGGTCCATATTGGAATAAGTCTCATCCAGATCATGACAAAGTAGTTCAACAAGTATTTACTTTAAGAACAATGATTAATGGATAATCAAGAAATAAGATTAGAAATACTTCGTATTGTTGTAGAGAGTGGATCAGAGAATCAAAAATCTAATCCCTTGCCAATCTGCGAAGAATATTATACATGGGTTTGTAAGGCGAGTGAAAATTCGCCTAACAAAAGAAAGACAATTCGTAAGAACCTTTCTGACAACAAGGAATAGACTTGTAGTCTAAAAGACTTTAAATCCAAGAGAAGCCAATTTTTTTGAGAACTCCTCTGATTTTGTTTAATAATAACTTAACAAATAATAGGAGACAATTATGTCAACTGAAATAACAAAAGCATTTGTAGAACAATATAGTTCAAACATACAAATGTTATCACAACAAAAAGGATCACTTTTAAGAGATAAAGTGAGACTTGAATCTGTTACAGGAAAAAATGCATTCTTCGATCAAATCGGAAGTGTAACTGCAACAGTAAGATCAACTAGACACTCTGACACTCCACAAGCAGATACTCCTCACTCAAGAAGAAGAGTTTCACTTGTTGACTATGAGTTCGCAGATTTAGTTGATGATCTAGATAAAGTAAGAATGTTAGTAGATCCAACTTCTAGCTATGCACAAGCTGCTGCTTATGCAATGGGTAGAGCAATGGATGATGCAATTATTGCTGCTGCTACAGGAGCATCTGACACAGGTGTTGCTGGTGGTACTTCTGTTGCATTACCTTCTGCTCAAAAGATTGCTGAAGCTGGAACTGCTGGTTTAACTATCGCTAAATTAAGACAAGCGAAAGAAATCATCGATCTAGCTGATGTTGATCCTTCACTAAAAAGATACATCATCGTATCTCCAAAACAGATCACAGATCTATTAGGAACTACTGAAGTAACTTCAAGTGATTTCAACACAGTAAAAGCGTTAGCATCTGGTGATGTTAATACTTTCCTAGGTTTTGATTTCTGTGTAACTAACAGACTATCAATCGCTTCAAGCAAAAGAAAATGTATCGCTTTCGTACAAGATGGTGTTGCATTAGCTGTTGGAAAAGATTCAACTGCTAGAATCGATGAAAGATCTGACAAGGGTTACGCAACTCAAGTTTACTATTCTGCTGCATTCGGTGCAACTAGAATGGAAGAAGCTAAAGTTGTAGAAATACTTGCTCACGAAGCATAATAAATAGAATTTTAGGGGGTGGAAGCGAGAGTGGAAACCCCCTAGAGTGCATGAAACAAATTAAAGATCTACAAACTGTTCTACATTTTAAAAAAGGAGATCATGTTTATAGATATGTTTTAGTAGATAGATTTAAGAATGATGGTAAAAATCATTATGGATTTGATACTAAACAAGAAAGAACGACAGAAGAAATATTCGCTTTAGAAAAAGATAGACATATAAGGCGAAAGTATATTATAAGGAAGTAATATGGCATCAGTAGTAGACATTTGTAATGGAGCATTAAACCAACTTGGTGCATCGACAATATTATCACTTACAGAAGATTCAAAGAACGCAAGACTTTGCAACGCAAGATACACACAAGTTAGAGATAGTTTATTTAGATCTCATCCCTGGAATTGTTTAATTAAAAGAGTTGAACTAGCAAGAGATACAGAAACTCCTTCATGGGGTTTTAGTTATCAATTTACTTTACCTGCAGATTGTTTGAGAGTTCTTGGAATATTAAATTACGATTATGATTTTAAAGTAGAAGGTAGAAAAATTTTAGCAAACCATGGAACAGTAAAAATTCAATATGTTTCAAGAGTAACAGATGCTAATCAATATGATGAACTATTAAGAGAAACAATTTCTGCATCACTAGCAGCAGACATTGCTTATGCAGTAACTTCATCTAATCCTACGGCTTCTAATATGTATAATTTATTTCAAGACAAATTAAGAGAAGCAAGATTTGTAGATGCTACAGAAGGTCAAAATACTAATCCAGACAATGGTCAATCAGATGTTATTGGATCTTCATCTTTTATAAACGCAAGGTACTAACCTATGGCTAGAGTTGCTGTTCAATTAACGAACTTCACAGGTGGAGAATTATCACCAAGGCTAGATGGTAGAAACGATCTACAAAAATACCCTACAGGATGTAAGACTTTAGAAAACATGATTGTCTATCCTCATGGAAGTGCAGCAAGAAGATCTGGCTCACAGTTTGTAGCAGAAGTAAAAGATAGTTCTAAAGAAACAAGATTAATTCCTTTTGAGTTTAGTACAACACAAACTTATATGTTAGAGTTTGGTGAACAGTACATAAGATTTTATAAAGATAATGGTCAAATATTATCTGGTGGTTCAGCTTACGAAATATCTTCACCTTATTTAGAATCAGAATTATTTGATATTAAATATGCACAAAGTGCTGATGTTATGTATTTATGTCACCCCAATCATCCAGTAAAAAAATTAGCTAGAACAGGTCACACATCCTGGACACTAACAAGTGTTGAATTTACGAATGGTCCATTTATGGATCACAATATTGAAACAACAACTATGACAGCATCACATACTAATGCAGGTCAAACAGGTACATTAACTTTATCATCAACTACTGGAGTTAATTCTAATCAAGGTTGGTTGTCAACTGATGTTGGAAGATTAGTTCATATGCTTGATGGTCATGTAAAAATTACAGGATACACATCATCAACTGTTGTTAATATGGAAGTCATATCAGACATATCAAATGGTTCAGCTACAACTGATTTTGCATTAGGATCTTTTAGTTCTACTACTGGTCATCCTTCTTGCGTAACTTTCTTTGAACAAAGATTAGTATTTGCAGCAACTTTATCTCAACCACAAACATTATTTTTTTCAAAGTCTGGTGATTATGAAAACATGGATGATAATTATCATGGAGTTGTGGCAGATGATGATTCTATTATTTATACAATTGCATCAAACCAAGTAAACGCAATTAGATTTATGACAGCTACAAGAACTTTAATCATTGGTACTGCAGGGGGTGAGTTTGCAGTTAGTGGTGGTGGAACTGATATTGCAATAACACCTACAAACATATTAATTAAAAAACAATCTAACAATGGAGCTGCAAATGTAGATGCTCTAGCTGTTGGTAACGCAACTTTATTTTTACAAAGAGCAAGAAGAAAGTTAAGAGAACTAGCTTACAACTTTGATGTTGATGGTTATGTGGCTCCAGATCTAACTATCCTTGCCGAGCATATTTCTGAAGGTGGATTTAAACAACTATCATATCAACAAGAACCTAATCAAATTATTTGGTGCGCAAGAAACGATGGTCAATTAGTTGGCTTAACTTATCAAAGAGAACAACAAGTAGTTGCCTGGCATAGACATATTTTTGGTGGTGTATTCGGAAGTGGTAATTCAGTTTGTGATAGTGTTGCTACAATTCCTACAGATGATTCTGAATATCAAACATGGGTTATTATAAAAAGAACAATCAATGGTGCTACAAAAAGATATGTAGAATATATTCATCAATATGACTTCGATGAAACAGATGATACTTCATTTAATTTTTTAGACTCACAATTATCTTATGATGGATCTGCAGTTACAAATATTTCTGGTCTTGCTCATCTTGAAGGTCAAACAGTTTCAGTATTAGCAGATGGCGCAACGCACCCAGATAAGGTTGTAAGTTCTGGAGCAATAGTTTTAGAAAGAGCTGCAAGTAAAGTTAAAGTTGGATTAAGTTATACATCTTTATTACAAACAATGAGAATAGATGCAGGCGCACAGAATGGTACATCACAAAGTAAGACTAAAAGAATCTATGAGATTACTGCTAGACTTTATGAAAGTATTGGTGTGGAGATTGGTCCAGATCTAGCTAATATGGAAAGAATACCTTTTAGATCTTCAGCTAACGCAATGAATAGTGGTATCAATGTATTTACTGGAGACAAAGAAATAGAATTTAGAGGAAACTATGAAACAGATGGTTTTATATTTGTTAGACAAACTCAACCTTTACCTTTGACGATATTGTCATTATATCCTAAACTTCAAACAAACGATGGATAGAATAATCAATATTGTAAAGTACAGAGGAGAGCATGGAGCATACATTATGAAACAAGAAATGAATCATATGTTAATGGATAAAGATATGGAGTTTGAAGGTAACGCAATGAATTTAGAACAAGAAAATTTAGCATTTACAGGTATGATTGATGGTAAACCTATCTTTGCTGCAGGCATGAAAATTATTTGGAATGGTGTTGCAGAAGGTTGGGTACTAGCAACTAAAGATGCTTTAGATCATCCTATAGCTGTTGCAAAAGCAATAAAGAAAGATTTTGCACGAATTGCTAAAGAAAATAATATCAATAGAGTTCAAAGTGCTGTAAGAGCAAACTATACAACAGGTTTAAAATTTGCTAAATGGTTAGGATTGGAAGAAGAAGGTTTAATGAGAAAATTTGGTTTTGATGGTTCTGATCAATATATGTATGCGAGGTTATTCTAATGGGATGGCAAGCAGCAGTAGTTGGCGCAATAGGTGCAGCAACATATAAACAACAAGGTAAGATTGGAAAATTTAATGAAGCTATAGGCAATCGTAATGCTAAAGTTCTTGAAGCAGAAGCAGAACAAATAGAAAAAAAAACCGAATTTGATATTGCTAGATTTGATGAGTCTTATCAAAAACTAGTAGGTCAAGCAGAAGTAGCTTTTGCTAAATCTGGTATAGTTTCTGGAACAGGTACAGCATATAGAATAGCAGCAGCAAATGCTAGAGAGAAGTATATGCAAGAAAACATTATGAGATATAATTCTAAAGTTGCTCAATCTAAAAAAATAGAACAAGCAAACTTTGCAAGAATAAATGCTCAAATGGCTAGAGAGCAAGCTAGGATGGCTCAATATCAAACTATCGCATCTACTACAACAAGTTTACTTAACATGAATAGTTTTGGTGGTGGCAAACAATATACAGGTGGAATGCAAAGTGATGGAAACTATTATGATCCATATAATATAGGAACAACAGAATAATGCCAAAGATACCTACATTTAGAACTGAAGCAACGATAACAGGTGAAGTTGGATCTGTTCAATCTAATACTCAAATGAGTCTTAATCAAACTATTGGAAATGTTTTAGCACCTGTAACAAAAGAAATAGTACAACATAGAGTTAAGCAAAAAGATTTTGAAAACAAAACAGAAGCATTGAGATTAGAAAATGATTTTGTTAGAGATATGCAATCAGTTTATGATCAAGCAGGTAATTTAGAAAACCAAGATCAAGCACAAAATTTAGTTAAGACTCAATCAAATATTTTAATGAAAAAATATTCTGGTCTTGCAAGTAATAGAGGAACTCAAGATTTATTTAATCAGTATGCTTTATCTGAAGTACAGAAAGGAATATTTAGAACAACTACTGCAGTTGAAAGAAATACTTTAATTGCGTTAGATACTTTGGTTGATGAAAAAAAACAAAAGTTAATGATAACTGCCATAGATACTGATGAAGGATTTGACTACGCAGTTTTAGGTAGAGATTTAAAAGATTTATATACAACAAATTATAAAGGTAAAGTTTCAGATGCAGTTTTAGGTAAAATGATTGCAGGCATACCTAATGAAATAAAATTTTTAGAAGCAGAAAAAATGATCGCTGACAATCCTATTGAAGCATTAGAAATGTTAAAAGATGAAAAAGATTTTGTTGGATTAAATTATAAATCAAGATTACAGCTTATAGAAAAAGCTAAAACAAAATTAGCACCTATAGTTAAGAAACAATGGGAAATTCATACTGCAAATATAAATGAAGGTAAAGATGTTGAGCCTTTTAATTTAGATTTAGCTTCAGAAGTTTTACCAGATGAAGTGGTAAACAAAATGATAACTGCAGAAACTTTACATAGAGAAACAGTAGATAATAGAAAAATTATTTTAAATACACCAAATGATCTTGTCAACGAAGTTACTGAAGGTTTTATAGAAGAAGCTAGATTAAAGTATATGCCAGAAGAATTTGAAAAGATAAAAGATCATTATACTACTATTTTAGAAAACAGACAAAAACAATTAGATTCAGATCCTGCACAATATGTAATTTCAACTAATAAAGATATAGAATCTATAGTTTTTGAAATAGAAAAACAATCAAATGAAGGTAATGTAGAAAAAGTTACTTCACTTCAATTATTACTTTCAAACTTATTAATTACTGAACAAAACAGATTAAAAGTTCATCCATTTAAACAAAAAGTAATGACTAATAGTATGGCTAAAAATTTTATTAATAACTATAATTTAGCTTCAGAAGAAAAAGATGTAAACAAACAATTTAATATGTTTAGTGCTTTAGATGTTCAATATGGAGATTTAGAACCACAAGTAGTTGCTCAATTAGTTGAAGCAGGATTGCCAGTAGGTGCTGAATTTGTAAATACTGGATTTGCAACAAAAGAAGATGCAACAAAATTTTTTAGCCTTGATCAACCAGAAAAAATAAAAGCATTAAAAGGAAAACTAAAAGATGAAGATGATTCAGAAATAAGTTTATCAAAAATGAGATCTTTAATTAGAAATGATTCAAAGTTTAAAGATATTGAAAATATGGTTAGAAGAAATGTTCCTTTAGATACAAGTGAGTCTTTGCCAAAAATGGAAAAAATAGTAGAATTTTTAGCATTATATGGAGCAAATGAATATTACGCAGGTGGAGAAAAAGATTTTAAAGATGCAGCAAAATCTGCTGCGTTAATGTTTACTAAAAATTTTGATATGGAAAATACTGATACTTATTATTTTGATTTAAGTTATAAAGATTCAGTTACAGGTTTACCTATCAACGATAAAAAAAGACAAAAAGTAAAAGACACTTTAAGTGTTATAAAAAATTATTATTTAGATGATTTTAATCCTGTTGCTTTTGGTTCTTATACTGAAAAAGATTCTCAAAAACTTACAAATGCAATGAAATTTCAAATGAAAGAAAATGGTGAATGGAGAAATACTCCAGATGGTAATGGTTTTGTTTATGGAATAGTAATGAGTGGAAATAGTTTTGCTATACTTGAAAACGAAAAAGGTGAACAATTATATATTCCAAAAGATTTTAATAAAAATACTGTACCAGGAACTGATATTGTGATTGATTTAGATATTGAGTCTAAAACTCAAATGTCTAGAGGATATATAAATATAGGTAATGCAACTCAAGACAATGTCATAATGGGTAGAAGAACTAATGAAATTCCAGAAAGTGCTTTTAGTAATACAAAAAGTATTGCTAACTTAACTTCATCACTATCTATGAGTGAAGCATCAGCAAATTCAGAAGTTCCTATAAAAACCTCTGTAAGTATGTGGAATAAATTTTATAAAACAGAAACAAAAATAGTTAATGGTAAACCAGTTAAAATGTCTGATGAAGAAATTAAAATTCAAAAAGATAAAGCAACTAAAAGATTAAATAATGGTAACTATAAAGTTCCTAAAGAAGCAAAATCTTCTATTGATATAGCAACTAATATATTTGATGGTCAAAATAATATGAGTAAAGAAACATTAACTAAATTACTTTCTGATATTGGACAAATAGAATCTCAATATAATACAAAAATTCAATACAAAGGTGGTCCAGCAAGATCATATTGGCAAGTAGAAGCAGCATCTGCTTTAGATGTTTTAAAACAAAACGCACCAATATCTAATCCATTATTTGGTAAAGATTTTGAATTACAATTTGCAAATATTATAAAAGATAAAAAAGATACAACAGTATTAAAATATTTATCAAAATTATCTAATGCAGATATGCAAAAACTTTTATTACAAAATAGTGATTTAGCTGCAACAATAGCTTTAGGTATAGTTTTAAATAGACAGTAATATGGCAAATTTTACATTTGGTTTAAACATAAATGAAACAGCTAAAGAGTCTGGTTATGATCAATACAAAACTTCTTTTAGTCAAGCATTAGGTGCTACTTACGAAGAGACTATAAATTTTAATCCTGCAGTAAGAGCATACAGTAGTTATCAAATAGCAACAGCTAAAAATGAATCTGCAAATTCTGGTGCAGAAAAAATAAATAAAAATGAATTAAATAAAGAGTATGCAGAGTTAGGTTTGTATTTTGATAATGATGAATATCAATCTGTTGTTGATATTATGGTTGATCAAAAAAAAGAAGAAAGAGAAAGACAAAGTATATTAGAGCGTGGACCACAAGGATCATGGAATCCTTTTTCTAGTGGTTTTTATGTTGGAGCATCAAAGTTAGCAGTAGGTATTGGTGCTAGTTTTCTTGATCCTATAAATATTGGAGCATCTTTTATTCCTGTATTTGGTCAAGCTAGATTTGCTGCATTAGCAGCTAGAACAACTTTACCAAAAGCTAGAGCAATCAGAGGTGCAGTTGAAGGATCTTTTGGTGCAGCAGTTGTTGAACCTATTGTTTATAGTTCTGCAAAACAAGTACAAGCAGATTATGGTATAGTAGATAGTTTTATGAATATTGGTTTTGGTACTATTCTTGGTACTGGACTTCATGTAGGTGCAGGTAAATTAAAAGATATTAGAACTGCTAGAAAGTTTCAAGAACAACTAATTAAAAATAAAAAAGATTTAGATGCTGGTACTGGTGGAGAACCAGAGTTAAATTTATATAAACAGTATTACCCAGAAAATAGTGACATTATGATGAAGTTAGAAAAAACAGATCCTAGAACTAGAGAACTTTTATTAAAAAAAGCTATAGGTGATGTTATGCAAGACAACCCTGTAGATGTAACTGGTGTTGCTAATGCCGATGCAACTCTTCGATCTGGCAAAGCAGAATCACCTACAACTAAAATTGAAGGTACAAAAAAATTAACTACTGATGAATTAGAATTACAAAATTTTAATAAAAAAATTATTAATAAAGATTCACAAGCATTAGAAAAAGATACTCCTATTATGGAACAAAGATTATTAGATATAAGAAACAAACAAACTGAAAAAGGTTTAAACTATGAACTTAAATCTAAAACTGGAGAACCTACTGTTCAATCAACAAAAGCTGATTTAGATGCAGTAAAAACAAGAGAAAAAGATTTACAAGATACTTTGATAGACCACATCAATTGTATTAATGGGAGATAATTATGTCTAAAAATGTATGTATAACTAGATTACAAAATTTATTACGAGACTCATCTTTTACTAATGTAAAAAAAGAAGAGATCATGAATAGTGTTAAGCAAGCCATGGCAGAAAGAAGGCTTACTCGTATAGATGAAATAAATGTAGATGAGATTGCACAAGATGCAGCATCAAAAATAAAAGCACAAAAAGTAATAGATAGAGCCAATGCTCTAAACGATGAAATTATTGCAAGAAAAGAAATAGAATTTATTTTAGATAATTATAAAGGTGTTGAGCAAGAAGGGTTGTTAGCATTATTGGTTGGATCAAGTGAAATAAGAGCAGGTGCAAGAAACTCTGTAGCTAATTTACAAGATACTGTTCAAGCTAACTTGATTAACGCATTCAAACAAAAACTTCGTAAAGAAGGATTAGAAAAATTATTTACTGATGCAGATCTTCCTACACAAAAAAGAATAGTACAAGTTATGGAAGAAGCTGGCGCACAACAAACAGATATAGAAAAAAGAGCAGGTATTAAACCACCTATTACAGAAACTAATGCAGATATAAAAAGAATAGGAATATTATTAGAAGAACACTCTGAAGCAATAAGAACTATGTTAAATGATAGAGGAGCAAATATACCTAAACTTTGGGGTTGGGTTGTTAAACATAGTCATGATCAATTCAATGTTAGAAATGCTGCCGAAACTTTAGGAATAAAATTAGATGAAGTAGAAGCAGATGTAAACATGAAAGGTAAAGATATAAACTATAATAAAAATTATAAAGCATGGAGAAATTTTGTAGAGCCAAAACTAGATCAAAGAACTTTTGATACAGTAGAAAATATAGATGAGTTTATGGCAGAAGTTTATAATTCTTTGGTTGGAAACAAAATACAAATAGCTGATGGTGTAAATGTTTTTGGTTCAAGAAGTGTAGCAAAAGCAGCTAGTGGTAAAAGGGTTTTACATTTTAAAAATGCTGGAGAGTGGTTTACTTACCATGAAAAATTTGGCAATGGTAATCTTCAAGAAACATTCCTTTCTGGTTTGATGACGGCAGGAAGAAATATTGGAATGATAGATAGACTAGGTACTAATCCTAAAAAGAATTTTGAAAGTATTAGAGAAGCTATTTATGACAGTATGCAAGGAAGAGATAGAAGTAAGATTGCTAATTTTAATTCATTTCAAAAATATTGGAATGTAGTTGATGGATCTTTAAATACTGTAGAAAATTTTGCTCTTGCAAAATATGGAGCAATAGGAAGATTAATAGGAAATGTATCAAAACTAGGTGGAGCTGCTATATCTGCTGCAACTGATTTGGGTATCTATGGATCTGAAATGAAAGATCAAGGTGGTAATACTTTATTAGGTGGAATTGCAGAAGCATTTGGTGCGCTTGCAAGAGTTAAGAATACAAAACAAAAAAAAGAAATAGCAGAAATGTTAGGATTAATGCTTGACGGAACTATTCATGATACTGCAGGAAGAAATCAAGTAGGAGATAATTTAAGTAGAAGAGGAACAGAAATACAAAGAACATTCTTTAAATTTAATTTACTTACTTGGTGGACTAACACATTAAAAGAAAATGCTATGTTAGGTATGGCTAACTATTATGCAAGACAAAAAAAACTACCCTACAATAAGTTAAATAAACAACTACAATTACTATTTGAAAAATACAATATAGACTCAAATAAATGGGATGTAATAAGAAAAACTGCCATGGAAACTGCAGATGATGGTATGGAATTTATTAATATTGGTTTGTTAGATCAAGTTTCTGATGCAGATATAAAGAAAATTACAGGTATAGAAAATTTAAGTAAAAGAGAAGCGCAAATAGAAAAACAAAAATTTAAATATTCAGTATCTGGAATGATGCTAGACAGAACTTTATTTGCAGTAATTCAACCAGATGCTAGAGTTAAAGGAATAATGACACAAGGAACTTTAGCAGGTACTCCTTTGGGAGAAGCATTTAGATTTCTTGGTCAATTTAAAGGTTTCCCTATTGCAATTTTTAATAAAGTAATTGGTAGAGATTTAGCTTACATGAGATCTGGACCAAATCAAGATATAGGTAGAGGTGCAAGAGGTATGGTTGCAACTATAGTTACAACTGGTTTATTAGGATATGCTTCAATGACGGCAAAAGATTTTTTAAAAGGAAGAGAACCAAGAGATCCTGCTAAATGGAACACAGTTATGGCAGCTCTATTACAAGGTGGTGGTTTAGGTTTATATGGTGATGTTTTATTTAAAGAACAAAGAGACGGATCAACTATTATTGCAGGTCTTGCTGGACCAGGAGCAACAACTGTAGCAGATGTATTATTAGCAATTAATTATGGTATTCGTGGAGAAGGTGGTAAAGCAGGTAAAGCAGCATATAGAGCAGTAAGTAGCAACATACCTTTTATGAATTTGTTTTACATTAAGACAGTTTACGATTATTTAATAGGGTTTCAAATGATGGAAACTATGTCTCCAGGAGCATTAAAAAGAGTAGAAAAAAGAATGAAAAAAGATTATAATCAAGAATATTTATTGACTAAACCATCATCAATGTTTAAAGGTTTTTAGCATATGACTATATCATCGACTACAGTAAAAAATTCCTATTCTGGAAATGGTACTTTAGATACCTTTAACTATACTTTTAAAATTTTTGCAGATACAGATATTCAAGTAATTATTAGGGATGCTAATGCAACTGAAACAGTCAAGACTTTAACTACACATTATACAGTTACTGGTGCAGGATCTGGATCTGGTGGAACTATTGTATTTACAACAGGTAATATTCCAACTGCTACAGAAACTGTAGTTTTAAGAAGAGCATTACCTCAAACTCAATCTATCGATTATATCGCTAATGACGCATTCCCTGCAGAAAGTCATGAAGAAGGATTAGATAGATCTATGATGGCTATTCAACAGTTACAAGAAGAAGTTGATAGATCTATTAAGTTATCAAGAACAAACACAATGAACACTACAGAGTTTGCTATTGGTTCAACTGATAGAGCAGGAAAAATTTTTGGTTTTGATTCTAATGGAGAACTTGTTGTATCTCAAGAACTAGGAACTTTTAAAGGTAACTGGTCTGCAGGCACAACTTATTCTGCTAGAGATATAGTTAAAGACACATCAACAAATAATATTTTTTTAGCTAACACAGCTCACACATCCTCTGGATCTCAACCTTTAACTACAAACACAGATAGTGCTAAATGGGATTTATTAGTAGACGCAGCTAGCGCAACTACGGCAAGCAATACTGCAACTACAAAAGCAGCAGAAGCATTAGCTAGTGCGAATAATGCATCAACAAGTGAAGCAAATGCGTTAAGTCATAAGAACGATGCCGAAACTGCAAAGACGGCAGCAGAGTTAGCAGAGACAAATGCAGAAACTGCACAAACTGCAGCAGAGGTTGCTCAAGCAGCAGCAGAATCTGCTTTAGATAATTTTGATGATAGATTTTTAGGTGCTAAAGCTAGTGATCCTACAGTAGATAATGATGGAGACGCATTAACAGACGGAGCATTATACTTTAATACTACAGATGATGTAATGAAAGTGTACGATTTGACTAACACTCAATGGAGACAAATACAACTTTCAACTTCAGATCAAGCAAATGTTAATACTGTAGCTGCAGATTTATCTGGTTCAAACACAATAGGAACTGTTGCAGGATCTATAGCCAATGTAAACACAACTGCAACTAACATAGCGAATATAAACACAACTGCAGGAATAGATACTGAAATTTCTAATGTATCTGGAATAAGTTCTGCAATATCTGCAGTTAATTCAAATTCTGCAAATATTAATGCAGTTAATGCAAACAGTACAAATATAAATTTAGTAGCTGCTAATAATACTAATGTTACGAATGTAGGTTCAAACATATCTTCAATCACAACTGCAGCAAATAATCTTGCAGACATAAACGCTTTCGCAAATATCTATCTTGGACCAAGTGCTACAGCTCCAACTGCAGATCCAGATGGTTCGGCATTAGATGTTGGTGATTTATATTTTGATACTGCATCACAAACCATGAAAGTCTACTCATCTAGTGGGTGGATTCCTGCTGGCTCAAGTGTGAATGGAACTTCAAGTAGGTTTACATACACAGTATCTAGTTCTACTACTACAATTACTGGAGCTGATGACAACACTAATACACTTGCTTACGATGCAGGATTTATAGATGTATATCTAAATGGTGTTAAGATGGTTAATGGTACAGATGTTACTGTAGCTTCTGGAGATAGTATTGTTTTTGCTAGTGCAATTGGAACTTCTGGAACTGATGTTGTAGATGTTATTGCATTTGGAACTTTCCAATTATCTAACTTTAGTATTAATGATGCAAATGATGTATCAACAGGTGGTATTTCAGATGGTCAAGTTTTAGTTTACAATAATTCTGCTGGTGCATTCCAACCAGGAAACGCAAGTTCTGCAGAGGTATATGGATTTAGTAAAAATGCTAGTGGTGAATTAATAGTAACTACTACAAATGGTGGTGTAGATGACATAAGCGATACGACTTATGCTTCATTTGATGATGTTTTATTTAGTGCTAGTGGGTTCACTTTTAGCATAAATAATGATGGAAATTTAGTTGCAACAATTTAAAAATAAGTATAAGGAGAACACATGGCTATTGTAAATTTAGGATCTATAAAATTTAATTGGAAAGGTGCTTACGCAGGTGGTACTGCTTATGCAGTAGATGATGTTGTTTCATACAATGGATCATCTTATGTATGTACTGCTGCATCAACTGGTAACCTTCCAACAGATACAAATTTCTGGGATCAAATGTCTGGTAAAGGTACAGATGCAGACTTATTAAATATTACAGGTACAGTACAAGGAGATTTGTATTATAATAATGGTAGTGCAATCGCTAGACTTGCTGCAGGAACAAGTGGTCAAGCATTACTTACTGGTGGTACTGGTGCAAATCCTTCATGGGGTGACGCAGGTGGTGGAGTATTACAAACTGTATTTACTCAAACTGATACTATGTTTAGTAGTTCATCAAGTAGTTATGTTGCAACACCATTAGTAGCAACAATTACACCAACAAGTTCATCAAGTAAAATTGTAATATTTTTGAGAGCATTGCATGGTGTTAATGGAGACAGTTATCCTAGATTTAAATGGTATAGAAGTATATCTGGTGGTGCATCTGGTTTTATAAATACAGAACCTAACAATGCTAATGGTGGAAATTCTTTAGGTACATATTTGTCTGATAGACCAGAACCAAACAATTTAGACCAACTAAATATTTTAAGTGATGTCTACCAAGATAGTCCAAACACTACGAGTGCTGTTACTTACACCTTATATGGTGTTTGTGAAAATGGTGGAAATTTTCATATTAACACATCTAATAATAATGCAGCTGGTCAAGGAAATGATTACAATCAAAGAGGTACTTCAAATGTACTATTAATGGAGACAGGAGTATAATTATGGCAAGTAAAATAGAAGCAATAATGGCAATCAATGCAAATGCAGAAGTTACAGTAACAAATGATGTTATTGATTGGTTAGATACAACACCAATTAGCGATAGTGATATTGATGCAAAAATTGCAGAGTTAGATACTGCTGAAGCTAATGAAAAAACTCAAAAAGCTACAGACAAAGCTAATGGCAATCAAAAGCTATTAGACTTGGGATTAACACAAGCAGAAGCAACTGCATTAACTGGTTATACACCACCTAGCGAGGATTAATCCTCATGACTAAAGCTAAAGATATAGCAACAGTTTATTCTACTGCTAACACAGCAGAAAACTTTGTTAAACTTGACAACTCTGCTAGACTTCCTGCTTTAGATGGTTCTCAATTAACAGGTGTTGCAGAAACAAAACCTACAATAACTTCTATAACTCCAGATGTTATCACTAATGCTCAAACTTCAATTACAATTACAGGAACTAATTATGTTTCAGTACCACAAGTAGAATTTTTAAATCCTTCTACTGGTATCTGGTATGTTGCAGACACAGTTACATTTAACAACTCAACTTCTTTAACAGTTCAAGCAACACTAACTGTTGATGCTCAATATAAAATTAGAATAGAAAATCCTAATGGTTTAGCCGTACTATCATCTACAAATATTTTAACTGTTTCAGATGCTCCTACTTGGACAACTGCTGCAGGTACACTAGGAACTATTGCAGGAAATTTTTCTGGAACTGTAGCTACAGTTGCTGGAACTTCAGATAGTGCAGTTACTTATTCTGAAGTAACCAATGTATTAACAAATGCTTCTCAAGCAAATTGTTCTTTAAATTCTACAACAGGTGTGATAACAACTACAGACTTTGGTGGTTCAAGCACAACTGCAACAACCTATAATTTCACACTCCGAATTACGGATGCTGAAAACCAAACAACTGATCGTAGCTTTAGTTTAACTTCTAGCTTCGGTGCAACAGGGGGTGGACAATTTAACTAATGGCTAGTACATATTTAACAAGAACTACAGGTACTTCTACTTTAAACACAAAATGTACTTTTTCTGGGTGGTATAAAAGAGGTGCATTGACTGGTGCACATCAACATATATTTTCAATAGGTACAAGTAGTGGTGCACAACTAAGAGCAAGATTTAGAACTACTGATGCTTTTCAAGTTTATGGAAATATAACTGGTCAAGGAGAAATTCAATATATAACAAATAAAGTTTTTAGAGATGTTAATGCTTGGTATCATATATTAATTTCAATAGATTGTACGCAATCAGCAGCAAATAGAGTTAAAATTTATGTAAATGGTATTGAGGAAACTTCTTTTGATGGAACTACACAAGCAGAAATAACATCAATGGATGTTTTAGATAGTAACACTTTTCAAATTGGTAGGAGAGCAGAAAGTGGAGCAGATTATTTTGATGGTTCAATTTCACATTTTCACTTTATAGATGGTACAGCTTATGCTGCATCAGCATTTGGAGAAACAGATAGTACAACTGGAGAATGGAAAATTAAAACTTCTCCAAGTGTTACTTATGGAAACAATGGTTTCTTTATTTTAAAAGATGGTAATAGTGTTACAGACCAATCTGGTAATAGTAATAACTTTACAGTTGGTGGTGGTACACTTACAAAAACAGAAGATAATCCAAGCAATGTTTTTTGTACTTGGAATCCTTTAGATAATTTTTATCAAGAAAGTACATTTGCACATGGAAATACACAAGTAAGAGGTAAATCTCCTGGAATTCAATATGGTTATGAAACTTTTAATACAGGAACTTTAGGTATGACTTCTGGTAAATATTACTGGGAAATTAAATTTTCTGCTAATGATAGTGGTGCTACCGAAATAGGAATTGTAGATAATGTAACTACTTCTTCATCTCAACAATTACAACAAAGAACTTATGGTTGGTCATATAGTAAAGATGGTACTGTAAAAAATAATAGTTCATCTGTTGGTGGTACTTGGGGAACTTACACAACAGGGGATATAATTGGAGTTGCTTTAAATCTAGATGATGAGCAAGATGGATTAAATAAATTATATTTTAGTAAAAATGGTGTTTGGCAAAATGGTTCTGACCCATCAAATGCAAGTTCAGTAACAGGAGTAGTAGGAGTTACAAAACCAGAAAATAATTCAAGTGGATTTTATTTTCCTGCTGGTGGAGATGAAAATGCAGGTAATTCTACTTTACAAGCAAACTTCGGCAATGGCTACTTCGGAACAACAGCAGTATCTAGTGCAGGAACTAACGCAAGTGGAATAGGAATATTTGAATATGATGTACCAACAGGCTATACTGCCTTATCAACAAAAGGATTAAATTTATAATGGCATACACAACAATTAATAAATCTTCGGAGCATTTTAATACTAAAATTTGGACAGGAACAGGTTCATCTGGTCATGCAATTACAGGAGTAGGATTTCAAACTGATTTGCTATGGGTTAAAGCAAGAACTAATACTTCTTACCATCATTTATTTGATGCTGTTAGAGGAGTAGATAAAGCTATATATTCAAATGCTACAGATGCAGAAGCAACAGGTAGTAATGACATCACTTCTTTTGATAGTGATGGTTTTACTTTAGGAAGTGCTAGTGGTGCAACAAATTCAAGTTCAAATAATTTTGTTGGTTGGAACTGGAAAGCAGGAACAACTGGTTCTGGTACAACTACTGGCTCTGGAACTGGTAAAGCATATTCTTATTCTGTATCAACAACTGCTGGTTTTTCTATTGTTAAATATGTTGGAAATGGTTCAGCAGGTCATACTATTCCTCATCATTTAAGTGCAGTACCTAAAACGATTATTGTTAAAAAAATAAATGCTAGTGGTACTAATTGGGAAGTATATCATGCGTCTTTAGGAAATGATAAAGCTATTAGTTTAGATAGCACTGGTGCTGCTGGTAATAATTCAAATTGGAATAGCACTACACCAACATCTTCTGTATTTGCTATAGGAAGTGGTGGTGGAGTAAATGCGAATGATGATACTTACATAGCCTACTGCTTCGCAGAAAAACAAGGCTACTCAAAATTTGGAAGCTACACAGGGAATGGAAATAATGATGGAACATTTATTTATACAGGATTTAAACCTGCTTTTGTTATGATAAAAAGAACTAGTAATACTGATAATTGGTATATGAAAGATAATAAAAGAAGTGGTACAGCAGCTTTACAAAATTTTGGTCAAATGAACCCTAATCAAACACAACACCCATCAGCTAATAATTCTAATGCAGAAAATAAAGCATCAGCTTTTGCAACAGATATTTTAAGTAATGGTTTTAAATTAAGAGGAACTGATGCAGGTTTAAATCAATCTGGTGAATCATACATTTATATGTGTTTTGCAGAAGCACCCCTAGTTGGAACTAACAATGTACCATGTACGGCTAGATAAATGAAATTTGTTTTAGCTTATACTATCTGTTCGGCTATGACAGGAATGTGTAACACACCTACAATGTCACCCATGGAATTTTATACATGGAGTGATTGTAATAAAGCAGGAGCATTAGCAACTGTAGAAGTAATCAATTATAACTCTGAAAGATTTAACGAAGAAGAATTATATGTTACTTATTTTTGTAACAAGGTAGGTGATGGTGCGTAAAAAAAAAACTTTAAAACAAAACATAGAAGATAACAATTCTTTAAGAATATCTTACCACGAAAAAGTTTGCGCAGAAAGAATGAAAACTTTATTTAAAGCTATTGATGAAATGCGTACAGATATAAAAGAATTAAAAAGTGATGTTAATAAAAGTAAGGGTGGTTTTAGAGTTCTGCTGCTAATTGGTGGTGCGATAGCTTCCTTGCTAGGCTACATCAAATATAATGGCTAGAAGAAAAAAAGCTATAGTTGGCTTAACCACAGAACTTACTGCTCAACTTCGTCTTGCAAAAGATCCTAATATACTAGTGTTTACACCCCTGGGTGGTCTTGGACCAATAGATATTGTTACTTTAAATATGGCTACAGGTGAGTATAATGCTTATGATGTTAAGGCTAAAAATTATAGAAAGGTTGACAGTTATACTGCGCCAGATGGATATAAAAGAAATCTTAAAGGATCCTTTATATCTAGAGGAGCAACTAAAGAACAAAAGAAATTAAAAGTAAAAATAATATATGAATAGGAGAAACAATGCCATTTGAAATGATAACAATGCTAGGTTCTACTGTACTCGGTGGAGTAATGAGTATCTGGTCACAAAGTATAAAAGCAAAAAGAGAAGAACAAAAGATGCTTATACAAAGAGCTGAAGTTCAACAAAAAGGTTTTAAAGAAGCAAGAGAATATGAAAACAAAGGTTTCCAATGGACCAGAAGAATTATAGCATTAACTGCTGTCTTTGCGATAGTCTTGCTGCCAAAATTAATGCCAATAATATCACCAGACACTAGTGTTATTGTAGGTTATCTAGAGTTCAAA